GAATCAAGGGTTCCAGTGTATTTAAGGAAAAGACTCCGACCGGGATCAGTAGAACCATCAGCAATAGTAGTGGTATGAGTATCCGCATTAGTCGTGATTGCTTCTGTGCCAAAACTAAATGCCTCTGCAATTAATTCGAGGTTAGTGTTTGTACTCGTGCCCCAAGTTCCGCTTTCGTCCCCGGTGGCGATTTCTTTGAGCCGTAAATCATTTACATAAGTTGCCATATTAAGCTACCTCTTCCCATTCTGGGGTTTGACTGTCTGAAACTGCAGACCACCCCGGCGTCTGACTGTCCGTAATACTACTCCAATTTGGGGTTTGGTCATCATCTACAGGACCCCAAACTAAAACCTGTTCTGTAGAGCCCGTAGCTTGGACCCCACTTGGCGTGGCAATCGCTGAACCAATCGCCGTAACCGTTCCCACTGCGCCCGTGCCGCTGACCCCACTCGGAGACGCGACGATGCCCACTGCAATTGTAACCGTTCCAACAGATCCGGTAGCAGAAACACCAGTAACGGCGGCAGCCGCATCGCTGGATACAGTAACCGTTCCGACAGAACCTGTGCCACTGACTCCAGTGACCGAGATAGTGACGCCCGTGCCCTCGACAATAGTGACGGAGCCGACCGCTCCCGTCGAAGAAACGCCTGTGACAGAGACGACTGCGTCTCCGGTGACTGAAACCGAACCAACACTACCTGTGCCTGCGACACCAGTGACAGAAACGTTCGCATCTGCTGATACCGTGACCGAACCGACCGCACCGGTGCCAGCAACGCCTGTAACAGAGACGTTCGCATCTGCTGATACCGTGACTGATCCAACGGCTCCTGTGCCTGCGACGCCGGTGACTGTGACATTAGCATCTCCAGTAACTGTGACGGTGCCTACAGCGCCCGTGGCAGAAACACCCGTCACCTCTACGGGTATGGGCTCGCTCCACGCGCCTTGGCCCCAAGTGCCTCTGCCCCAACCCGTTACGTTTGCCACTCTCTATTCCCTACTGATTATGACTCGGATCTTGTTGCTGCCGCAGCCACAACAAATACTCCGCCGGAGTCATTTTATTTTGTTGGGACTGTTGAGCCACTGCATATTAGGCAATACGAATAATCGCGTTTGACGCATCCGCAGTTGGAAACTGCACAGTAAAATCGCCAGAACTTGACGTCTTATCGCCACCAAAATCTAACGCACACACTGCGGGGTCACCGCTGGCGCTATCGTTAAAAATCAAGCAACCACGCGCGGTGATAGAGCTACTGCTAAAAGTCAGGTCACTGAAATCTGTTAGTGCTGTAGTGCCAGAGGTGCTCGGATCGACTCGTGTCAGAGACGCACCTTTTGCAGTGTACCCTGTGCCCGATACCTCGTTAGAGGTGGTATAAGCTGTCGTGCTTGCGCCCAAACTTGCAGAACTGGTATACAGTGCTAAATTGAAAGTGCTGCCGCCAGTGTTTTTAAAATTGTGGACAGCCTCCAAAAGTTCTTTTTTGAAGCTAGTACACATAGCCGTCGTGATAGCCATTACAGTCTCCTGAGTATTTCTGCCATATCCTGATGGCCTTGTTGCTCCAATAAAGCAATCAAGGTCGTGCGGTCACTTTTAATTGCTTCTTTCATATAAAACGAAATCACGCTCGAAACAGCTTCTTTGAAAGCCTCCGCTTGTTGCGCGATCAAAGGATGGCTTTTGCCACCCACACTAACTATACGTTTGGTCGCCTCTTCTGACCAGTAGCCCACAGAGTGACCTCGGTTTTGCGTGGTTGCCACTGTGACTTGACCAATCGAAGATTCTACCGTTTCAAACACACTTACCTACCCTTTGAAATGTCATAACGGTATTCGTCACGAGCGCCATAGCCTTCGCCCAAATCTTTCAGTGCCGCTACCGCTTGAGCAAATCTTTGGTCGTATCTGGCAGCCTCTTCCGGCGTTTTAAGGAACGTAGCAGCCTCAACCAAAGCACCGTATAACAACGCATCCGGTGCGTTTTCTGAAAGCCACGTCGTGCCGGACCCAGCGCCCGCAGTGAGCGAGGTAGGCCGAAACTTGTAGTGGAGTTCAAAAGTGAAGTTCGTGCTCGGGGTCGGAGCAAGTATAAAGGTGTTGTCATCGAACAACGCGTAGTATTTCGGTGTGCCGGTCGTCGCCGGGTTGGGCGTATAGCTACGAATAAAAGTGACATGCTTGAACAGTAGGTATTCGTATTCACTGCTACTGATGACCGCCAAGCTGTACGGCGCTAAAAAGTCCGTGGGTGTGGCCAAATAAGTGTTATCTGCAGCGGCGGTGCCTGTCACGTTTTTGCGGAATACCGGCAACTCTATGTTTTTTAAGATCCGTTCTTCCGCTTCTTTAATAAATACAGGCAGGTTGTTGACGAACGTAGTTTCGCTCGTCTCTTGGTAATCTTGTATGGCTGTCTTTAAGCTATCAAAAGTAAAACTCATGTGATCACCACCGTGACTGTACCAACCTGTGTGGACGCTTTAACCGGCGTAAAAGTCTTTTCTAAAACGTTTGGCACCCCTACAGAAACCACCATAGGCTCGACCCTGTCAGGGCGGGCGTTACGCAAGGCTTGAGGGTCATCTACCGGAGGTTTTGGGAACAATTGCGGTTGTTTCGGTTCGTACTCGTCCGGCCCGACCAAAGACCCGTTCCACTCTCGTTTCATGCGGTTAAGCTTGTAACGGACGCCAGATCGGTCTGAGATCCCGTAAGCGTATTTACCTCGAGCAAAACCTGACATAACTACGTCCTGTAATACTCATAGCCGGGGCTGATTCGCAGAGATGCACGATCTCGGTCTTCGTCCATTGCACGTTGCATTTCTTCTTCGTACACCTGCTTCAAAACCGCCATCATGCCCGGATTACGTTTCATAGAAATGTAGTACGCCAACCCGGCAGTCAAACACGGATAAAACCTAAAAGGAACATCCACCGTGTTGGTATTCGTGTCCGCGTCGTCAATACGGGTCAAGCGATCAAACTTAATGATGTCCGTGTTCTTGTCTGGCGTAGGCCACACCCGTAAAACCGGGGTTATTTGCCTATCCAAGAAGAACTGGTTTGGACGTCCCGTTTGGTCTTTATCGGGAATGTTTAAGTAACTCGAACGGCTGATACGCTCAATCTGGAAATCCGTCCCATCTCGTGTAACGACGGAAGAAAGTATGTCGATGGTGCTACGCACATCCGATAAATCGACTGCTGCACTCACCGTAGTGGTGGCCCCGCTAGTGCCCCCGGTAATAGTCTCTGCCGCTTGGAACGTGCCCGAAGGTATGGTCAAAGCTAAAGTGGTAGCCGAGGGTTTACTTGTAATTGTCGCTGTTGCCGCACTGGTACCGCCCGTAATTGTCTCGCCAACGGTCAAACTAGTAGATGCACCGACCGTCATCGTGATCGTTCCGCCGGGGTAGTCACGAACGCCGGATGCCAAAGTGATCGACGTTTGCTCAATGGTCCACTGATTCAAGCCTCGATTGGCCCAATCTGCAAATAACAAATTTAACGAACGACGCGCGGTTTTGAGATCGTAACCCGTTCTTACTTCAAGGCCACAACGCTCAAACGCCTCTTCGACGTACTCAGCGACATCTAATTCAAAATCTTTGCTATTGCTCGTTGTCATTATACAAGTTGTCAAAAATTTGATTTACGTCAAGCGTGTAATCTAAATCGCTTTTCGAATAATGTATATGCGCAGAAGGCTTGAAATCTGGAGCCCCTTCGCCCGTTTCGAACCATGCCGGGTGAGTAACCCGTACTCGGTTATTCGGCAAAGCAACGATGTTGCCCGTCCAAGAACCAGCGTCTAACAACTGCAAAACATGACTTTGCTTATGCTGCGCAGGATCGTCCGCGATCTCGCTTTCCGTGTAGTCCACCGTAAACAAATACTTCGCGGGATACATTTCTCCGTCGATTTTAGCCAACCAAGGGCACGGCGTAGCTCTATCAAGCACGTACACAGAGTGATGATGCGAGCTACAATCCCAAGGTTGGGCCGCCCAAACCGGCATAGGTTCTGGCCACTCCTCCAACGGGACGTCCCCTACCAAAGCTGTGATCGGCATGCGAGCCCACATAGCGCCCCCATGAACGGTGTCTTCTTCTTCGCCCTCTGCTTCGATCCCTGTAAAGATCAACTGAAAGCTCAAGCACCTACACGGCATGGTTGTCACAGCAATTGCCATAGCGTGCAAAAACTCGCCGTGATACTCCTCGTGATTCTTCGTGTATTCACGACGCACCCAGCACTTGAAGTGCGGGATGTTGGATTGTAGGTATGGCATATCAGATTTTGCCGCCTACCTTGTCACCTTTCTTTTTGACCTTGCCGCCCATTCGGTAACCTTTTGTAGCCATCTTGCCGCCATTCTTCATGCCTTTGGGCTTCACGCCGCCGCCGTTCTTCATGCCGCCGGGCATCATTTCTTTCTTGCCGCCCATAGCGCCGCCTTTGGACTTCATTTTAGCCCCTTGCGCGCTGCCTT